TCCTCAACCTGCGCTCTGCGTACTCTCCGAGAGTACTGCAGGTCGGCCACCAACACCTCTAGGGCGGCCACCCTGCGCGCTAGGACGGCGCAACAGGGGCATTCACTTTCATTTTCATCTACGGGGGTCGTATCAAAGTCCTCCATGGCCCTCCGAACGCATCACTGGTTATGGTATGTTCGTAATATTACGGGCAGTCGTCCATAGACAAAATGCCTCAACACCGGGTTTCGGTATTATCACACCGGGTTTCGGGGTACACCTGTTCCAGTCAGCCCACTATCTAGCCCATAAGCATATGCAGGGACCAATCTCTATTAGCGAGGTTTCGCCCCCCTATCGCCCTATGGCCAAAAAAGAGAGTGACTCGTTCTTCATCAGGGCGGCAGTGAATCACGGAACAGCAAGCAGTTTCACGGAGGCTACCATCGACATGGGAGCCTTCGTCGATGCCCTTGGAAAATCAGTCGTCAGAATCCACAACTGTCAGGTTCAGATTGTAGATGAGGACGAGTACGAAAAGGGCCCGATTGGGACCACGAATAGTCAGGGCCTCAACATCAGGTATCAACTCACAACTCAGACCCAAACAGACCTAGTCAGGCCGGACGACAAATCCCTCGTCGCCTCAGGGAATTATCTCTGTCAGTTTGGGAGCGGAAACCAAGTCGTACAACTCATCGACAACGTGTTCGACCTTGGCCCTCAGGAGTGGACTAACGGCTATCTCATCGCCGTGGATAATCTCTACTTGGGATGCGACCACGACACCGGCGAGGCCAGCACGGACGGGTACTTTGTGTGCATCGTCCTAGAGTGTACCGTGGAGAAGATGGACGAGCGAGCAAGCATGGCCCTCGCATTGAGTCAGCAGTGAGGGCCTAGCATGGCCACCTGCCCCACTTGCAGAGCCATACAGGCCATCCTCATGGCTGGAGGCCTTCCCCCCGCAGAGGCCGACGCTATCGCCTCTACGCCCACCGTACGGTCACTAGACAAGAAAGCCCGTAAGGTGGTCAAGCGGAAGGCCACCGCATATCAGAAGGAGTTTGGCCGCCAGTTGAAGAAACTCAAGGCCGCTCATCCGAGGACCCCAGTGACCCGTCTGATGAAGCGAGCCCATAGCGCAACCAAGAGGGCTCGACGATGACTGTGGCCACTAGGTACAAGGCAGGGGCATTCAGGACTATCAGAGGGGCCACCAGTGGGGAGACTAGCCCCCTACGCATTCGTCTGTCGGATGGGGACATCACCCACGGTTGGCGAATCGTGGGTTTCGATGTCTCATCAAGGACTGCAACCAACACAGATGATGAGGTCGTGGGCAAGATTTGCACAGAGGAACGTGCAGGTACGACAGCGGCAGGGTGGGCTTGGGATTCTAACGTCGAAATTGCATGGGCGGCCAACCAAGTCAATGCCGGGAATGTCCGTCAAGAGACTGGGTCCTATTGGGACGAGGACACGGTCGTTGTGGACGACATCTTTCTCTATCTCCTAGACACCTCTCAGACGGCTGAATTGTGCAACTACATGATTCGCATGGAGCGGATGAAGTTGAACCTGAATCAGGGACTGACTGCAGTAGTCGCAAACAAGGCCCAATCGGTCTAATCGGGCGCACTGCAGTGAGCCCCTCAAAACTAGCTAGTTCGACCTCGTTTCAATCGTGGTAGACTTCTGTCGATTTCTTCCGTTTTCCGGAGTTCGAACCAAGATCATTTGTCAGTGAACCGGAAATGACCTTTCCGGAATCAGAGGGCTCGAGCCCCTACTCACTCCGATTTGCGGAAAATCCGCCAGAATCTCTCGCTCCAAGTAGGGGTTGAAGCCTCATCTTCGTCATTGTTGAGCCTCTCATGCAGTCCTGTGATGATTTCTTGGAGGCCCTCGATGTTTCGATGCAGGTCATACACTGAGGCATTGTCTTCGCTGTTGGCGAAGTAGTAGCAAATAGCCTCGCTTACGAGGGCTGACTTGCCTCCGAGGCCACGGGGGTAGGGCCTCCCTTCCAATGAGCGGAAGGGAGGGTTATTCTCGACAATGTTGGAGGCCGTCACTGACAGCCTAAACGAGTGGGTTGCCCCTGCTGGTCTGCGGACCATCACCACCACTGCTCATCATTGTCCTCAACCTGCGCTCTGCGTACTCTCCGAGAGTACTGCAGGTCGGCCACCAACACCTCTAGGGCGGCCACCCTGCGCGCTAGGACGGCGCAACAGGGGCATTCACTTTCATTTTCATCTACGGGGGTCGTATCAAAGTCCTCC